TTTGTCGCTCATTTAAGATCCTTTATGCTTTAGTATTTAGTTAATTTTTGAATTTGATTGAAATAAATATTTACCCACCAAAATTACTTTTTCTTGGAAACCGGAAGACCTAAAAGAGATTTCAAAATATCCAAAGAACTTTCGCCTTTTTGGTGCATAGGTATTGTCTTGATTCCCAAATTTTTGTAATAATTTTCAACGCCTGTCATGTTTCTTATGGCTTCTTGTTGTGCCTTGACTTCTTGTTCTGCTCTTTTGGGCGCGGTCAATACTTGTTTTGCCGCCGTTAACAATCCACCGCCCAATCCACCGACTGCCGCATAAGTTTTATATGGAATGGTTGTGTATGAAATAGCAGTTTCCACTTCTTCTTTTCCGATACCTGCACCAAAATCTCTGCCCATCAATTTTGGGTCAATCAGTATGTTTTTATTTCTTTCTCTAGGAGCTGCAGAAGAAACGACTTTTTTCGGGGTACTTGTTGTTTTGGGCGTAGAAACAACATCAACGCCATCATCGATGCGCTCGCAAATATATTGAATTAATTTTTGAGAGTCTTTTCTCATATGCTTCTTAAGAAGTGCTCAAATACCTTGATCATGTTTCTTTCCAAGTTTCTGGCTGAACTCTTGGCAATTGTTCTTTGGTATTTTTCAATTTCTTGGGACTTCAAAATACCATTGTCCCATACCCATTCCTTGCCTTCCATGATTCCGTTGACGAAAGCATTTGGGGCTGACGGATCGGCTACGATGTCAATGGCTGCAAGCATGAAATCTTCTTGAACTTCTTGATATCCGTTTCTTGACGCCAAAGATCCCATGCCACGGCTGGACACGCCCAGTTTGGCACCTTCGTTGATCAAATTTTTGACGATATTTCCCATCGGGGTGCCTAGGACCTTGGCACGTCCAATCATGTCTCTACCTGATTCGTTGAGCGACTTTACCATGTGGGAGACGCGATCCAAATTGACGGTTGGGCCAGTTGGGTGGTTCAATTCACCCAAGGCTCTGCCCTTATCGACGTATTCTTTGATGTATCTACGGCATTCTTTGACCAAGGTCGGAGTGGGATAAACTCTTCCATTGCGATTTTTTACTTCGCTCTGAAGAAAGACTCCCTCAATGTAATAATCCTTACCACCGTTGCCGGAGTCCTCTTGGATGTACTTTACGTCTTCTACCAGTTCGGTGATAAGTTTCATGGTCAGTATGCTCCGTAGCTTTGTCTTACGCGGGAACCACCGGGAGCAGGAGCCTGTTCAGGGGCTTCTTCCATTTCTTCCTCGGTTTCTTCTTCGGTTTCTTCCTCTGTTTCCTCTTCCTCTGATTCAAGCTCTTCTTCGGCTTCTTCCTCTTCGGAGAGAACAAACATGTTCTTTGCGGCAACCTTGTATTGCTCATCGAGCTTGGTTGCGAGTTTTTCCATCAAAACTTTGTTGACGATCTCACGAAAGTCAACTGCATTTTCGTTTACGATGGATTCGATTAGGGTGAATTTGTCGCTCATGTGATTAATCCTTTGATCTGTTTTGCGAACTCCAAGGTTCGCTTGAAATAACTTGGTTCCTCAAACAAATTTTTGGCCAACATTACTTTGTTTTTGTCGTTTAAGTTGTCGAACAAAAGTTTTATTGACGCAAAATCCGATTCTGAAATATTTATAATCGAAGCATTTTTAAATTCAATTTTTATTGATTTATTCTTTTTTGCTTCTTCTGAAAGTTTTATTAATTTTTGAACATTTTTGTTTTCAACAAATTCCGAAGATTCATTAATTTTATTGAATTGTTCGAAAATTGCAGAAGATAGCTGCCTGCACAGATCCTGCTTTCTTATATTCAATTCGTTCAAAAGACCTAGTTTGAATAGATCTTCTTCGCCCTCTGCCAAATTTTCTACTAATTTTTGAACTCTCAGAGGTGACAGCATTACTGGGGAGCCCCTTCTTCTGGAGGAATTCCTGCAGCTTGCTGCGCCTGAGCAGCAGCCATTTGTTGTGCCTGCATTTTCATGGCATCTTCTTGCATTTCACTGTTCATCAACTTGTTTTCTTCATCGGTGAACCGCAAGATGTTCTTTTTGATGTAATTTTGTGAGAAATATTTTCCGACAAAAGATTCTGCCACGCCAACCATTTTCAATCTTTCCGATAAAATTTCTGCTTCTTTCAAATCCCAGAAATAGTTGTCGGTATTGAACTTGAACTGAATGTAATACTTGATTGAATTCCAGTCATCTTCTGTGAGAGTTCCTGTCAATAGAAGTTCTACTTTCAGGAGATGCATAAAAATTTGCGCAAATTGGTGACGAAGTCTTTCGATGAACTTATAGAATTTAAGTTCTTCTCTGGAGATCTCCGTGGTTCTTCCCATGTTGAACCCGGTATTGTTGTCTAGTCTGCTTGTCGGAACGTTGAGTGCCGAGTACAACTTTTTCTTGAAGTATTCAACGTCTTCGATCTGGGACATTGCTTGGCCCCCCGGCAACACCGAAATTTCGGTTCCTCTGGAGCCTTCTCTACGGGGAATCCAATAATCTTCAAGAATCGACAAATGGTTTTTATCATCTTTAATTTCACCTGTTCCTTGATTGTAAACTATCTTGTTTCTGAATCGAGACATCATGTCTCTTAAATATTGCTCTGCTTTTTGTTTCGGAAGCTGGCCAACGTCAACGTAAAACGCTCTGCGTTCTGGTGCTCTTGCAACGCGGTAGACCATGAGCGCATCTTCCAGCTGCCTAAGCATGTTGACGGGGCGGATTGCCTTGTGAAGATACCCAATTACTCTCTTCGTGTTCAGATCTATGATGCCTGAGTGAACATAACCAATTGCATCCTTTGAGATTCTGACTCCTTGATTCGGGGTAGTCAAATATGAATCTTTATCGGTATTTGAGTAAACATAGAATTCCTCTATGTTCTTGATTAAGGGAACCATACCAGCATTGATCCCGGCGGGTTCTTTCTGGATGTTTTTGATTTTTTTGGTCTTCAGTGGATCCAAGGGAATCAGTTCCTGTATTCCGTCTCTTGGATTTTTTTCATCTATGATGATATAATAAAAAAGTTTGCTGTCAACGTACCAGCGACGATAAACTTCATACGCTTTTGAGTTGAAATCCATCATCTTGAGGATTCTCTCGTAGCTATAAATTACCTTTCTCTTCACTTGGTCGGACAGAGGAACTTCCGTAAGATCTAGCTTTATTGGTTTTCTGTCGGTCCCCCACACAATAGATGCATTGACGATCTCATCTATTGCCGCGTCCACTTCCGGATAAAGAGACATGTTTCTGTATTGAATTATGTTGGCATTTTCATCCTTCAATACGGTGGAGTAATCGATATAAGTGCCGAATACGCCACCAGCTTCTACCGCTACTGTCCCGTCAAATTCTTCTTTGGCAATTAATCGCTTTGGTCCAGTCAATAACTCAGACCTCAGAGTTTCCTCTGATTTTCTTTTGCCGAATTCGAATCCAAACATTTCTATTGACATATTAATCTTTCACAATATTTAGAGTATTTTTATTAGGATCCTTATGATACTCCAGCACCAACAACTTCCACTTCATCATATAGCATTATTACGGAAAAAGTATTTAAAAAATTTCTTCTAGTCATATTAAAATCTATATCACTAATAGATTTTGGCCAACATCCTCTTAATATAAATTTTTTCAAAGAATTCGTGTTTCCATTTAAATCCAAGTGTTCTATTGTCCAAGTATTTTTATAATTTGTATATGGTGCGGCTATGGCTGTTGTGTTATTTGAGTGTCTATTGATGTTATTATGCCAATTTGAAAAAAGTCTCCATAGCTCCTTTGGATTATTGGTTGATTCGGTTCCACTTTCAACATCATCATAAATTGTTAATTGCCAAGGAGCATATTGTCTGTCTCCGGGAATGTTTAATTTTCTTCCATACGCATCTACGCTAATAACAAAATTTGTAATTGGGGGAATAAAAGTAGACCGCACATGAAAAGTATGAAATTTTTGTGATTCGGCATTTCCGCCAATTCCTCCACTAATTAAAAATCTATTTGCCCTAGTTCCTCCAGAAAAATTTGATTTAAATGCTCCTAGATCCATTTTTTTCCTTTATTATTGAAGACCTGTTGTTATAGTATAATAATCATAAGAAAAAGTCACAGAATATGAAACTAAATTGCCGCCTTCTCCCATGTCCAAAGCAATTTGTCCAACTTCAGACGGCCAAGCGTTTGTTAATGTTATTACACGAATCGATTCATGCCCTGTGCCAGCTGAAACAGTTGGATCGTGTAATTGCTTGAAAATTATACTTTTATGTGTACTAACATACTTCGTATCATCTACTTTGTTGGTTTCGTTGTCGCTTAATAAATTTGTCCATTTGTGAAATGCAAGCCAAGAAGCATTACTTCCCGTATCGTCCAAAATAGTAACCGTCCAAGGTTTGTACTCTCTGTCTCCTGCAAAATATGCCACACGACCTCTATAAGGAATTGCTATACTTCCTAATTCTGCTTCCGGAAGTTTCGCCGCAATCGCATGGTATTCTAATGTATCGGGTGATAAATTGCCCACGCCTTCTGGCCAAGTTATATCGACGCTAAACCTGTTGGCTCTTGTGCCTCCATTGAATCCGGATTTAAAATTTCCTATGGTTTGTGACATTTTATCCTCCTGTTAACTTGAATCTCAGGGGAATTCCGCCCCCCGGAAATTGAGTTATTTTTGGCGTTATCGTTACTTCTACTGTCAATTTGCTACTTCCTGGCGTATTATTGCTTGTGTTGCATATTATTGTATAAGGATTTCTCAAATACCTGTTAAGGGAAACTGTTTCATATTCTATCTGTATGTCCTCTATTACTCTGTTTCTGGTTTCCGTATTATTTATGAAATTGGACCCTATGAAAAGATTGACCACTTCAAGTGCTTTTTTGTACGCGAATGAATAAAGAGTTTCAGCATTTCTTCTGTTTCTTATCACGAACGAAGAGCCCGTTGCTCCAACCAAGTCTGTCGGAAAATATCCCTGCTGACTCAATACATTCAATCTTTTCGGAATGAGAGTATTATATTCGGTTCCCGATACAGAATATTGAGTACTTGAAACTTTTTGATTTGGTGGTAAAGGCAAAAATCCTACAATTGGAACTCTGTATTCTTGACCTATATTTGATTCAAAAATTTGACCAGAAAATGGAACGTCCTTTACCCAATTCAAAAGCCCCACAAATTCAACGACGTGCAAGCAAGGAACCCAAAGAGTTCCATCCGGCCCCCCTCCAACTACCGTACCATTTTGTACGCCATCTACTGTCCAGTAAAATCTATAATTATTCACGCCTGGGACACAACAGAGGCGTTGCAATTGATTTGTATTTAAAGTGCCAAGAGTAAGTCCGGGGTTTGAATTAAAATTGCTATTCGTAACTCTTTGTCTGTATAAAAATTGAATTCCGTCCGTAGATGGATGCCGAAATCCAAGTTCTGGTTGATCCAAAAAGTCTTGAGAATATGCAAAAGAAACTCCCGAAAGTCCCGCATGAAAAATCATCAACGTATCTGGATTTTTTTCTTGTTCAAGAATGGAAGAAAATATATTTCCCCTAAAACCATTTCCGCAAAAACTATTTCCTAGATATTCCGGCAACAAACCTTGAGTTAAATTATAAATTGTCAAGCCGTCTGTTGTATTTGCTCCATAATAAGCTCCTCCATAGACCATTCCATCATCGTTTGAATTATTGGTGTTATTTACGCCAGTCAACATGGAAGTATTATCTAGCGTCAATATGCAATCTAGTCCATTTGGTACTATTGAGTATCTTGTCCCAACCTGTTCAGGATCCAAATAATCAGGACTTAATATTTCTTTATCTTTAATCTTGTATAAATCTTCATATGAGGATGCTATTACCGCAATTCCTCCATATTTTAAGTAATTATAAAGAGCAAATAATTCTAAGCCTGCTCTTGATATAAATCCATCTCCGGGATTAAAAACTCCATCGCCTTTTGGATTCGCAAAAGAAAACGCGGCGGTTATCCCATTACCCATGAGATCCCCAAGTGGCAGATCTGTTCCTACAAATGGTTGTCCGGGATTTACGTTTTCTGCTCCGGTATAAGATCCATAAAACAAATAATTTGTATAAAAATTGTATTGTCTTACTGAATTCTT